GATTAAAACCACACGACGATAGATGGGTTGTAGATTATATGTGTAATTTTTCAAGCGAAGAAAGTTTCGAAGTTGTCAGCAACATCTACGAAAATCCAGAGATTTTGGAGGTAGAAGAATGAAACCAAAAAAATATCCATATTCAGGTTCTCAAAACACAAACAGCAAACAAGACAGACTTAGTCTGATTGAGGTTATAAAATACGAAACAATTAATGTATCAATTGTAATTAGGGAAGGGGATAATAGTGAGATATTAGCAAAATGTGTAATTCGTGCTTATGGCGAAACATTATCATTTATAGCAACATTGCCAGTAAAAGGAACCGGGCTTTCGAAACAGAAGCAAGCATTATTTAAAATCAGGCTTTATCAAAGAATTGAAAAAATGGGGAGCAAGAAACTTTTAGAAATCAATCGTTTCATTTGGTCGAACATGTGCCTGGAAGAATTTAACAAAATAGTTACTCAGAAAGGAGGTTCATAGCATGCAGCTAAGATTGAAAGAACTTAGAGAGGACCTAGGGCCCTCTGTCAAAGATATGGCTAGGGATACGGGTGTTTCACAAAATACAATTCACTTGTATGAGAGAGGTGGATATCCGTCCATAAAGCAAATTGAAATGATTGCTAAAACCTATGATGTGAATCCTGCTTGGTTAGTTGGATGGGTAGATGATGCAATGCAACCTGCAATTCAGGTAGTTGAGAAAATTATATACAAAGAAAGTCCAACAGCAAGATTGCCAGATTATCACAATAACAATAACGACGGTAAAATTATCAAATGGGTTAAATCCAAAAGATACATGGGAGGTAAGGCTTGGTCAAAAAGAACTTAACAAAAGCACGAAGGGATTATCTCGAGTTTGAACTCGATGATAAATATTTAAAGATTGATAAACTTATCGGTCAACGAAGGCATGAGTTGGAACGATTGTACGAGGTTAAACATCTTACTGTTCCTGGTATTGATGATACTGGAGCAAGTGGCAGTGGGACATTCGTCAACAGGTCAGAGAATCTAGCGGTTGCTTATGCAAGCGATCCTATGATTTTAAGATTAGAAAATCTCCAAAACGCTATTTCCCAATTACTAGAGAATCTAGAACCAGATGACAAAAAAATCTTTTATCTTCGCTGGGGGGAACATACTGGATACGACTGGATTCAAGTTTGGCACATCATGGAGAACGGAGAAACTGGGTACTTATATAGACACAGCAAGCAGATTTACAGAAGACGTGAAGTTATTCTAGACACACTTTCAAATTTGCTCTTTATGTAAAGTTGTCAAAAAAACATATAGAATTGACAAAAACAATGTGGTAAATTAGTATCATGAACAATAGCAGAGAGGAAACCTCTGCTTTTTTTTGTGCACTAAAAAGGAGGTGAGGATATGTGGTAGTTGTCGAACCAATCAGAAATAGAGATGATGTCCAGCTTATGATTGAATGGCTGACGTTGCATAGCGCAGTCAAAGAATCAGATAGACAACGCAACCTCATGCTCTTTCTGTCTGGTGTTAATCTGGGATTTCGTATTGGTGATATCGTTAAACTGAAAGTAAAGCACGTTAAAGGTTGGCATGTCCAGATCGTCGATGAAAAGACAGACAAGCCAACCAAACGAAAGATGCCAAAGAAATTCAAGAATGCTATGAGGCAGTATATCAAAGATAAGAAAGATGAAGATTTCCTCTTTCCAAGCCGAAACGGAAAGCACCAGCATATCAAACCAAACACAGCTTATAAGATTATCAAGAAAGCTGCTGAAGAAGTCGGACTGGAAAACATAGCGACTCACTCAATGAGAAAGACCTTTGGTTTATTTATGTACGAGCAAACTAAGGATGTCGCTCTGATAATGGACCTACTGAACCACTCAAGCCAGAGTATTTCACTGCGATATATTGGCAAAAATCAAGATTCACAAGACCGAGCCATGACGAAGTTTCAAGGCTTTTAATTTTTTTATTTTAATATCAATTCATTGTTTTGAGGTTATGATGATTTCATTCAACACATGCAAGATAAACGCTTGATAAATCTGACTTAAAACTCATGTAGCGAATTCACTAGAATATGTAAAACAAGGAATTGAGATAGCAAAAACAAAGGAGTTTACATAGTTATGAAAGGCATTATTAAAAGACTTTTTAATAAAAGAACCACATCGATAATAAATGATTGAAGTTTCAACAAGAGCAGACCGAACAGAGTTTTACAATTCAGGAGACTGGAGAGAGCTTCGGAAGTTAGCACTTGAACGTGATCACAATGAATGTGTTTGGTGTAAAGCTGAAGGAAGAACTACAACAGACAATCTAGAAGTTGACCACATCAAAGAGCTAGAGTTCTATCCAGAGTTCGCTCTTGATCTCGACAACCTAAGAACTCTTTGTAAGGAATGTCACAATAAACGTCACGGCCGTTTTCAATTTCGAAAATCAAAAAAATTGATTGAGAAAAATTTCAGAACAGATGAATTTTGGGGATGATAACACCCCCCGGTCAAAAAAATCCAGTGTTTTTAAGGTTTTGGGAACCGGTGGGAGGGGTTGACTGTCCAAATTTTTAACAAAAAAATAAAGGGGGTGGGGGGTAATGGAAGAATACTCGGAAAAAAATGTAAAAGAATTAGAAAATCAGCTACTTTCTAAAATCGGCTATTTTAGTCCTAGAAAAAAGGATGCGGTTCAGTATGAAAAAGTCAATCGCTATATTTATCTTGTGAGGTTACTTTATGAGCTGAAAGCTCGTCTGCATGAGGACGGACTTGTCGTCACTGTCCACAATGGCCAACAAAGATTCCAAAAAGCAAATTCTCTCATCAAGGAAATCAACACAACAAGTAATCAGCTTTTGGCTATTGAGCGGTCGTTTGATTTTGAGATTGAGAACTCGCCTGTCGAGAAATCTACGTCTGGAAGTGATCTGTTATGATTTCTCATCCGCTGGTTGATGACTACATCAAAATGGCCGAGAGTGGAGAACTCGTCGTCAACAAGGAAAGAAAGTTGCTGTTTAAAATTATCAAGGAGAAAATTTATCCTCGTGATGATTTGTATTTTGATAATGACTTGATCGACAAGTTCATTCGGTTTGCTGAAAAGAATTTTTTCCCTCTGGCAAAGTACCAACTTTTTTTGGTTCCATTTATTTTTCTTTTTCGGAAGGAAGACGGGGAGCCACACTTCGACGAGTATCTATATACTTTAGCTCGTGGGGGTGGTAAGAATGGTTTCATGTCTGCCAGATCTTCATTTTTCATCAGCCCTCTTTATCCAATCAGAGATTATGATGTAACCATCACCGCTAACTCTGAGAAACAGGGTAAGGTTTCTTTTGAGGAAGTCTATGAGACTATTCAAAGGCGCGGTCTTGAGGACCATTTCTATCTAACTAAAATGTCTATTACAGGTCGAGCGAACAACTCGGTCTTTTCTTTTCGGACCAATAATCCGAAGACTATGGACTCTGCTCGTGATGGCTGTCTTGAGTTTGATGAGATTCACCAGTTTGAAGATGACAAGGCTGTCAAGGTTCAAAGGTCTGGTCTTGGTAAAATTGCTCATGCTCGGACTTTCTACAACGGGACGAATGGATATGTGCGTGAGGGGTTTTACGACAAGCTGATAGAGAAGTCTATGCAAATCTTGAATGGAGAGGTTGATGATTTCAGGCTATTCCCCTTTATCTGCAAGCTAGACAATGCGGATGAGGTGGATGATATGAAGAATTGGCCAAAGGCAAATCCGATGTTGGATGAAAGCACTCCTTACGCTAAGAGGTTGCTCGCAAGAACTAAGGCTGACTATGATGACCTTGAGTTGGAGCCGTCTGGCCGTCAGGAGTTCATGACTAAACGGATGAACCTCCCTGAAGCGGACCTTGAGAAAGATGTGACCTCTCGGGATAAGTTGGTAGCTTGTCTACGGTCTCCTGGTATCGACTTGAAAGGTCGGTCATGTGTTGCAGGGTTTGACTATGCGAGTATCCGAGACTTTGCAAGCGTTGGTTTGCTATTTAAGAATGGGGATGAGTTTATCTGGAAGCAACATTCATTTGCACGCAAAGCATTCTTGAAAGCTTTCAAGCTAAAAGCTCCTATTGAAGAATGGGCTGAAAAAGGTCTTTTTACAATCGTTGATGGCCCGAGTATTGATCCTCGGCTTTTGATTGCCAAGCTTGAGGAATGGAGAAATCTTTATCAGATTGAACTTGTATGCGCCGATGGCTTTAGAATGGACTTGCTGAAGCCATTGTTAGAAGAGGCTGGGTTTGAATATGAGTTCTTGCGCAATCCTGGGGCGATTCAATCCAAGGTCGCACCAATCATCGAAGATGGATTTGCGAATGAGCGGTTTATCTTTGAAAATGACAACTCTATGATTTGGTATACAGATAATACCTATGTCAAAGAGGACAAGGATGGCAATAAGCGTTTCTTGAAGAAAGAGCCTGTCAGAAGAAAGACAGATGGGTTCCATGCTTTGATAGCTGCTCTCTACAAGCGTGAGCTTGTGCAAGAGTCAAATATTGGTGAATTCCTTGACATGATTGATAGTTGGGAATTTTAATCTAAGCATAAATTTTGGGTGGGTGGTCGGCAGAAATTAAAAGAAAGGAGGAAGTGCATTGGGGTTACTGAATTTATTTAAGCGTGAAGTGCCAGAGGTTGGTTTTGAGTTCGAGGACCTTGAGCGGATGTTTGGCAATCTGCAATTAAAAAGCTTAGCGATTGATAAGTCAGCTGAGTTCATCGCTCGAATTTTCGCTAAGTCAGCATTTAAGTATCAAGAAAATGGCAAGGCTAAGCCTTCTGATTGGGACTACTTGCTGAATGTAAGACCGAACAAGAACGAATCTGCGTCAGATTTTTGGCAAAAAGTCGTATACAGGTTGATTACTAAGAATGAGGTTTTAATTGTCCTTACAATGGATGACCAGTTGTTGGTTGCTGACTCTTATACTCGGACTAAATATGCTGTTTATGATGATGTGTTTGAGTTTGTAACTTGTAAAGGTTTCACATTTGAGAAGCGTTTTAGGATGAGTGAAGTCATTTTCTTACAGTACAACAATAATCGACTGCAAGATTATATCTCTGACTTATTTGCCGATTACGAGAAGTTGCACACTCGTTTGGTTGAGGCTTTGGCTAGAAATAATCAAATCAGAGGAACTCTCAAAACAAAAAACAATGGGAGTTTTGATAAGGAAATGCTTGCGAAACTTCAATCTTATGCAGAAATTCTTTTCAAATCGTTCAATACTAAAACGATTGCCATTGTTCCAGCTCAAGATGGAATGGAATACACTGAGCATACGAATACAACAGGGACTTCAAATATTTCTGTTGACGAGTTAAAGAAATTTCGTCGGCAATTTGACGATGAGGTCGCTGATATCTTAGGGATTCCAACAGCTTTAATTCATGGCGACATGGCCAATCTAGAAAATAGCCAAAAAATGTTTAATAGTTATTGCTACCAATCACTCGTTAAGAAAATGAGTGATGGGCTTAATTTCGCCTTGGTATCAAGACGGGAATACGAGCGCAATAATCTATTTGTAATCATTGGCGAAGGTCAGAGAGATAAGTTTGCACTTGCTGGAAGCATTGATAAGCTTATTTCTTCTGGAGCAATGACTCGAAACGAGGTGCGCTCTGAACTTGGCTTAGAATCTGTCCCTGGTGGCGATAAATTCCTCATCACCAAAAACTATCAACTTGGTGAACAGTTAGAGAAAGGAGGTGAGAAAGAAGATGAAAGTAATTCCGATTAAGGGTACGATTGTATCAAACAATGACAGATGGCTTTACGACTGGCTTGAGTGGGATGCAACCGCTCCGAAAGATGTTGTCCTCCCTGAAAGTGGTGAACCAATTGAGGTTCATATCAATTCGGGCGGTGGAGATGTTTATGCTGGTAGTGAAATCTATACTGCTCTGCGCTCGTATCCTGGTGACGTGACCGTGAAGATTGTCGGCATTGCAGCAAGCGCAGCAAGCGTGATTGCAATGGCAGGAGATACGGTTGAAATTAGTCCGACTGCCCAAATCATGATCCATAATGTTTCAACGCAAGTAAACGGGGACCATAACACTCTGCTTCATGAGGCTGGGGTACTAGAAGGGTTTAACAAGTCTATCGCTAGCGCTTATGTCCATAAGACTGGCAAGGCACTTGATGACCTGCTTGGATTGATGAACAAGACTACCTGGTTTGATGCTGAGTCAGCTTTGAATCATGGATTTGTAGACAAGATTATGTTTACAAATGAAGTTGCTCCGACTCTGGTAGCGAGTGAAACTCCTATGATCCCAAGTGATTTTATCGAAAAAATGAGGTCAGCAATGACACCAGATATCGATAAAATCGCCGAACTGGTAGCTGAAAAGCTAGGAGCTAAACTACCAAATATACAAATCGACAAAGAGGCTTTTGAAAATAGCGAATTCGTACAGAAGAAATTCAATTTTCCAGAAAGTCCAGAAAATAACACAGACAAGACTGTTCCTAAAGGGTTCGGTCTTTTTATGTTTTAAGAAAGGAAAAAACAGAATGACAATGCAATTATCTAACCAATTTGAAAAAAAACGTCAGGCATTTTTGAATGCTGTTGCAAATGGTGCACCTCAAGAAGAGCAAGCGAAGCTATACAATGACATGATCGAGTCCATGACAAATGAAATGATGGCTCAAGCTCGTGATGCTGCCCGTGAAGAAGTTTCTACCTTGAATCCATACGATGCCAAGTTGACCGCTGAAGCTCGTGAGTTTTTCAATAATATTGAAAAGACAGCACCTGAAGGGATTGAAAAATTCATCCCGCAAGAGATCATTGACCATATCTTTGAAGATTTGGTGCAAGCTCGCCCACTCCTTCAACATATCGGCCTTAAAAATGCTGGTATTCGCTTGAAATTCCTCAAATCAGAGCAAACAGGCCAAGCTGTTTGGGGTAAAATCAATGGAGAAATCCAAGGACAACTTAAACAAAAATTCAATGAAGAAGAAGCAATCCAACACAAATTGACTGCTTTCGTTGTAATTCCAAAAGATGCTGAAAAATTCGGCCCAGCTTGGTTGGCAAAATTCGTCTCTGTTCAAATCACAGAAGCCTTTGCAGTTGCCCTTGAAGCTGCTTTCTTGAATGGTGATGGGGATAATAAACCTATCGGACTTACTCGTACTCTTACAGGAACTGTTTCAGGCGATCATACAACTCATGATGAAAAAACAGCTCAAACTACTAAGTTGACTTTTGCCGACTCAGCAACCGTAGTCAAAGAATTGACAAAAGTATGTAAATACCATTCAACAAAAGCTGATGGCACTACTCCAGTTGCAGTTGAAGGCAACCTTGTAATGGTTGTTAATACAGCCGATGCTTGGGATGTGAAGAAACAATACACTTCATTGAACGCCCAAGGAACCTACATCACTGCAATGCCATTCAACATTATCTTGGTAGAATCTGTGGCGCAGATGGCTGGTAAAGTAACTACATTTGTCAAAGGTCGCTACGATGCCTTTGTCGGTGGTGGTATTTCACTTGGTCGCTACACAGAAACCTATGCTTTGGAAGATTTGAATCTCTACACTGCTAAGCAATTTGCTTACGGTAAGGCTCACGATGAGAAGACTGCGGCAGTCTGGACTCTACAACTTCCACAAGCCTAATCTAGGAGTTGAATCATGACTCCAGAAGAACAACTTCATCCACTCCTTAAATCTTTCAAGGAGCGGATGAGGATTTTTCATACTGGAGAGGATAACAACCTCTCTAAAATGTTGGAAAGTTCTGAATCAGCCATCCTCAGTCTGGTCGGTAGCAAGGACTCTGCTGATCCACGAGTGAGAGAGCTTATTTTAGAACGTGCTCGATATGTCTACAATGACCAAGTTGAATTTTTCTACGGGAACTTTCAAGGGGATTTGATGGCATTATCACTAGAAAATTACAAATTGGAGGAAAAACATGATTAAGGTTTTAAAAGGCTTTTATGACCTCAAAGAAGGGGTATATCGTTCTACTGGCCAAGAGTTTGAAGCGACAAAAGAGCGCTTTGATGAAATCGATGGAGCGCTACCTGGCTTTGTTGAATGGTCACAAAAACAACCAGAAGTAACAACGCCTGATGTCCTATCAGACTAACCGCCCTAGCTATCGCTACAAAAAGCCCGAGGTTCAAAATGGAGACCTAAGAACCCCCTTGACTTTCTATACTTCTAAAGTCGAGGAGGGGCTTCATGGTCGTGATGTGTCTCATGAGAAGGCTTTTTTTACGATGGGCCAAGTTTACTCCCCTAGTTTCAAAGACATCGAGATTGCAACTGGTAAGTCTATGCAAGCTAAGATGACTTTGAAAATTCGAGATCCTTTGTCTGATTATCAGCCAAAGAATGAGCATTTTGTCGAAGTTGGCGATATTCGTCTAGGTGGCAAGAAATGGCAAATTATCGATGTTCGTCCTGATTTTGACAATCGGGATTTTTTGATAGTCGTTATTGGTGGTGGTCAAGATGTCTAGTGGAGCAGAATTAAGAGGCTTTGATGATGTTCTTAGAAACCTTGAAGTTCATCTTGGCGATACTAAGGTCAAACGTGCTACTAGTCGTGCCTTGAAAGCAGTTGCAGATGAGACTCTAGAAGAGTTCAAAGGTGCTCTGCAGGTCTACAAAGATACTGGAGAAACCGTTGAAAGTGCTACTGCTGGACGTGTGACGGGTCTTGCTGCTGGCGTCCCTGTTGTGAAAATCGGTTTTGGTGAAGGGTCTCGTTGGCGCTTGGTTCACTTGAATGAGTTTGGATATGGTAAGAACCCACATCCAAGGGGGTTCGGTGTCATCAGACGTTTTTCAGAGGCTCATGCTAAGACGTACAAATACAGAATCGCTAGTCATTTGAAGACGGAGGGGTTTTAGATGGTCAAAGATAAGTTTAATGAACTCTATGAGGCTTTGAAAAAAGATGAGTCTTTAGCTGGAATCAGTATCAAATCTTTTAAACGTCCTGACTCGTTACCAAATAATGAGCCAAGTATTGTTATTAGACCAGTTGGTCCGCCGATGCAGGCAGTTCATGGCAGTAATACGAGTCTGGCTAAGACATTTATCTATCAGGTCAATGTAGAGTCTACTAATTATACGGAGTGCAAAGTACTCCAAAGAAAAATCGAAAAGATTATGGAAGACCAGGAATTTTATCAAACCAGTGGTGGTTTGGATGAATGGATTCCAGAAATCAAACGCTATGTAGACGCTCGGACCTACAAGGGGCAGAGTGCTCTATACGAAGAATACTAAATTAAAGAAAGAGGTGCTATAAATGGCATTAGTTGGTTTTAAACGCATGACAATTCGTGTGTTGGATGGGGAAGCTACTCCAACACTTGGGAAAAACCTTTTCGTGGTAGAAGGTAAAACCGGTGAGGGTGCGACTCGTACCGCTAAGATTACAGGACTTTCAAGTGAACCTGTTAAAACTTACGGAAGCGATGTCGCTTATTACACATCAAAACGCGGTGTAGGTGATGTGAAGATGGAAATGACAGCAGTTGACATTCCTCACATGGTCCTTGCCAAAATCCTTGGGCATGTAGTTAAGGACGAAATCATTTATATTGGTGAAGATAGTGATGCTCCACTTTGTTCAGTTATGCTTGAATCTAAAACAGCAAACGGCACGAAAGCGCAAGTTGGTTTCTTCAAAGGTAGCTTCTCAATGGATGCTGAGGAGCTTGAAAGTCTTAAGGAGAAGCAAGAGGAACTTCCAGATGACAGCTTGAGTTTCTCAGCCATTGCAAGCGATGATGAAGAAATCAAAGGTAATTACTATGGTAAGTACATTGGTAATGACGAAGAAAAAATCAAGAAACTCAAAGGTCAACTTAAAATGGTTGCTGCAGGGTAGGAAGAGGGCGCAAGCTCTCTTTTTATCTTTTTTCTAGAAAGGAAAGTAAATGGCTAAGGTTAAATTTTTAATTAAAAATGAGAAAGGTCAAGATGTTCAAAAGACTAGTAAGGAAATTACTACTAAGGATTATCGTGACTACCTGATTCTCAATGAAGCACTATCTTCTGACTTGTCCGAAGTTGAAAAGCTAGACAAGCAATTGGAATTCATCGCCTCATTATTTGAAGATTTGGAAGTGGAAGAACTTTTGAAATACACAGATATGGCGGATATTTTTGCGGTATTTGCAGATATCTACTCTCATCTGGTGGGTGATGTTGACCCAAAGGAGAAAAAATAAAGCCAAGTGAAGCGCTGAAACGGTTTTATGGCTTTGTCAAGCAAGCTACTGAAGGACCGTACGGCATGAGTATCCGTGATGTTATGGATACGAGCTGGGAGGACCTTATGGGCGTTCTTGGTGAAACTGAATCTGCTAAAACTGAGGAAGTCATGGATCTTGCTGACTTTCTAGAAATGATTTAAAAAGGAGGATTTGAATGGCAGGTGGAACGCCGTTAGGTCAAATGTATATCGAGCTAGGGCTGGACGTGTCGAAGTTCAATCCTACTCTAAATGGTGCTAAGAATGCGGTTAAATACTTTCAAAGCAATGTGAAGGCGCTAGACAGCTCCCTTAAAAACAATGGGAAAAACACAGACTTGCTTCAAGCTAAGTACAAGACACTTGGGCAAGCGATTGAAGCGCAAAGAAAAGTCTTGGACCAGATGAAGAAAAGTTTTGATACTCTCGAACCTGGTACGGCTAAATTTGATAAGGCCGCTGCTGAGATTGAACGTGAGAATGCTAAGTTGGCAGCCATGGAAGGTCAACTCCGTAGTGTGCAACAAGCTTTGATTGCTGTTGGTAAGGAGAATAGCTTTGCGAATCGTATCAATAAATTTGGTGACGGACTTATCAAAAGTGGCGATAAAATCAAGAATTTTGGTGATAGTGTTTCGAGCTTAGGAGGTAAGTTGACTACTGGCTTAACTCTCCCGTTGGTTGCTAGTGTTGGTATGGTTACGAAAGCAGCTGTCGACTATGAATCTGCTTTTGCAGGTGTGAAGAAGACAGTAGATGAGACTGCAACCGTATCCTACAAAAACCTATCTGATGGCATTCGTCAGATGGCTAAAGAATTGCCAGCTAGTGCGGTTGAAATCGCAAATGTCGCTGAAGTGGCTGGCCAGTTGGGCATCAAGGCAGAGGATATCCTTACCTTCTCTCGAACTATGATTGACATGGGAGAATCAACGAACTTGAGTGCTGAGGATGCTGCGACCGCTATCGCTAAGATTGCGAATATCCTTGGTTTGACATCAGACGAATACAAACGATTTGGATCATCTGTTGTTGACTTGGGTAACAACTTTGCAACAACTGAGCGTGACATCGTTGAGATGACCAATCGTTTGGCGGCTGGTGGTAAGTTGGCTGGTCTAACTGCCCCAGATATCCTTGGTCTTGCTACTGCGATGAGTTCGGTTGGTATTGAGGCTGAGGCTGGTGGTACCGCTATGACACAAACCCTTACGGCTATCGGTAATGCAGTTTCATTGACCACTAAGGACTCAGCAGATGATCTAGCTTTAATCGCCAAAGTCGCAGGAACGACATCGGAGGAATTCCAAAAAGCTTGGAAAGAAAAGCCTGCTGAAGCTTTGCAAGCCTTTATTAAAGGTCTTAACACAGCTCGTGAGCAAGGTGCGAATATGGATGCTATCTTGATGAAATTAGGCATGACAGGTATTAGGCAAGGAAACATGCTTAAATCTCTAGCCTTATCATCAGATAAAATGAGCGCAGCAGTTGCACGTTCAAACAAGGCTTGGAAAGAGAATACTGCTCTGACAAATGAAGCCAATAAGCGATATGAGACCACAGAATCACAATTGAAGATGTTCAAGAACCAGGTAACTGACTTGGCTATTGAATTTGGGGGTCCACTTTTGAAGGCTCTCCGTGACGGTCTAAAAGCTGGGAAACCTTGGATTGACATGCTAGCTGAAATGGCTAAGCATTTCAGTTCCATGTCTGAAGAGGAGCAAAGAAATGTTCTTAAGTGGGCAGCGTTAACCGCAGGAGCTGGTCCAGCGTTAACACTTTTTGGAAAAGGTATTGGAATTGTAGGGGGCTTGACAAAAGGAATTGGCTGGCTTACTAAGGGAACTGGTAAAGCGGTTGGCGGCATGTCTCTAATGCTCAAGACTTTCCAAGCTTTTAGAACAACCGGAAATCTATCATCTGCCTTTAAATTGGCCTCTGGTGGAGCAGTAGCGCTTGGGAATGCGACTGCATCAGCATCAACTTCAACAGGGCTTCTAACAACATCAATGGGGACGCTTGCGAATCCTCTAGGTTTAATAGTCGGAGGTCTTGGTCTTACTACCGCCGCTCTTGTTTATCTTGGAAACGAGAAAGACAAGGCTCGTATCAAGACGGAAGAATTTGGCTCTCAGTTGAGCGATACTGCTCGTGGAGAATTGCGAAGCTTTCAAAAGACTGTTGATGAAACCAGTACAGCAGTCGCAAACTTCGGGACTCGTGCTGGAGATGCTGAAAAGGTATCTGGAGCCTTTAAAAAGCTCTATGAAGAGATTGCTGCTGCTGCGGATAAAACAAACAAACGTATGGAGGAGTTGGGCGCTAAGTGGGGTCTCAGTGAAGAAGACATTGCGAAAGCAAAAGAAAAAAATGCCCAGATCGTGTCTAATACTGAGTCCATGATGAATCAAATCAATGAGATTTATCAGCGACATAATGGTGATGCGAGCAAGTTCTCTCAAGAGGAGAAAGAAATCATCCTGAACAATCAGAACGAGATGATTAAGGCAAAACTCTCGATGATGGACTTGTCAGCTGAGCAACAGAAGGCAGCTTTACAAGCTTTGAATGGCGATGTCAGAAGTCTGAATGAAACGCAATTGAAGCATACTAAAGATGTTTTGAAACAAGCGCTTGATGAGGAAAAGAAACTCTACGAGAACTCAAAGAGTGAGTTGAAAGAGTTGCTTGATGGAAAAGCTATCGATCAAGAAACTTACAACAAGAAAATGCAAACTCTAGAAGCAAACCACACTCAAACGATGGAAGCTTTGGGAAGTAAGTATTATCAAGTCATGCGAAATCTTGATGATAAGGTGAAAGCTCGAACTGGCCAAAGTTGGAACTATTGGGAAGAAGCCAAAAAAGTTCTGGAAGAATACGGCCTTTCCTATGAAGAAATCGGGAAGAAAGCTGCTGAAGCTTCTCAAAAGGTAGGTAATTCGCATAGTATTCTTGCTAACTATACTAGTGAGATGAGCAAGGAAGTGAAAGAGGCTAACGATGCCTGGTCGTTGTTGGTCGGTAACATTGATAAGAATGGGAATTTCCAAGTAAAATCCAATGTTAAGGAAGTCATCGGAGAGGCTGCTAAATCTGCGGAAGGTTGGGAACAATTGCAGTTCATTGCTAAAACTGCGGATATCAACTCAAACGCTCGTGTGACTATCGCTGAGGCTCTTGTCGAATCTGGTAAATGGAAAGACATGACCCTCGAAGAGAAACAAGTAATCGTCAAGAACCAAGCTGGTTTACAAGCCATCTTTGATAGTGAGACCCATCTTAAAACATGGAACAGTATGCCAGCCGAAGTCAAAGAACTCCTTATGAAAAATGCTGATGTCATGAACAAGGCGGAGGAAGCCTCAAAGGCTCTGTCTAACTATGAAGCTCTGAAACCAAAACAGAAGGAGTTGCTGGCCAATGATGAAAGTGTCCGAACAGCAGTCGCTCGCTCAACTGATACTCTGACGACCTGGAATGCGACCACACCGTTTACAAAAGATTTGAAAGCTGATCCTACGAATGTTTTGAACAATGGTCAGTTATCTATCGATAAGATTACAGCTTGGAATTTTGCATCTGCTGAGACTAAGTCTCTGGATGCGGTGGATAATACTAGCGCAGCTGTCGGAAGTGCTATTTTGAGTGTTAATTCACCGAAACAAGAAGCTCCTATCAATTTGTTTGCTGCTGACCAGACGGGCGGTGTGAGAAATGAGACGAGCGGGGCTATCAATGCTATCAAGCAGTACGACCCAGTGAATATCCTTGCCAAGAATGGCACTAATGACACTGTCAGCGAGGTCAAAAGTGGCGTCAATGGTATCCAGGACAAAACGGTCACTATCAACGCTCGAGACAATGCTTCTGGTGTTCTTTCAGGCATTAAGAGCTGGATTGATAGTGTTACTGGTAACTTCTTTACAAATATCTTTGCAAGCAAGCATGCACACGGGACTAACTATCACCCTGGAGGGCTTGCTATTGTCAACGACCAAAGAAATAGCAACTACAAGGAAATGGTCACTCTGCCAAATGGCCGGAGCTTCATTCCTCAAGGCAGAGATGTATTGCTTCCTCTTCCGAGAGGTTCTAAGGTTTTGCGAGCTGACAAGACTAGACGTTTGATGCGTGAGATGGGCGTTCCTAAATATGCTTCTGGTATCGGGATCCCGAGTGATGCAAAATTTCTTCGTGAAATAGAACAAGCTCAACGTAATATCACTATTCAGACTACAAGTGTTCAGAACGGGCAGGATACAGATAAAATCGTGTCTGAGATGGCGATTCTGAGAGCAAGTTTAGAAAAATTGCTTACTGCTATCCTTAACAAGGACACAAACGCTTATCTGGACAGCTCAAAAGTTACGGATATTGTTACTAAAACTCAGAAAGAGCGTGAGAAAATGCTACTAAGAATGAAAGGGGTGATTGAATGAGCGAAGTGACTATGCGTTTTAATAAAACAGATTTACGAGAGCTTATTGAAATTCATGACATCCAACGTGATGTCGGGAACAATCGCTCTATCTCTATCGATCATGCCCCAAGAATTGGCGTGAATATCCAGCAACAAACGATTGATGCAAAATATATCAAGGTGGACTTCTCCATCTGGTCCGAAGACAGAAATACCCTCAAGCACAAGCTTGCGGGTATTTTTAATGTTGATGGTCCTAAAGAATTGACCTTTTCAGATGAGCCAGACAAGTATTATCTGGCCATGGTAATTGATGATATCTCTATGCAAGAGGCAAGCGGGAGACGTTCAAACGGCTCTATTAAGTTCATCATTCCTGACGGCGTGGCTCATAGTTCAGCCTATAAGCGATTTGATAGCGACAAAAACGCAACTAGCGAAGCAGGAAAGATGGTGTTTGATCTTACAAATAATGGCACAGAGAATGCATTTCCAATCGTTAAAGTCAAACATAATGCTGAGAATGGATATATCGGTCTAGTTAATCAAAATGGAACCTTAGAAATCGGGAACCGTGAAGAAGCCGATACCGAACCATCGCAAAAATCAGAAATCTTACTTGATTTTAGAGGTGAAAAAATCACAAACGGACTGGCTAGCGCAGCAAAGAACCAAGCCATCACAAATGACCGGACAGAATATATTGTCGGGACAGCTGAAATGATTAATCTTTGGGAACGTCCACACGTTAGATTGAAAGATTTACGAGGTGAAACTAAATTACACAACTACGCTACAAGTTTGACCTGGGCAATCCCTAATGATAGCACAGGCAGCACTGGGTCCCTGAATGATTATTTTTGGTGGAGACAAGTTTTTTGGTCCGAAGCTAATAATCAATATGGATTCATCAAGGTGACAGTTTCAGATGAGGCAGGCCAATTTTTGTATGGTGTTGAGACCTTTAAACGGTCGCTAGGTTCTGAATGTGAGTTCAATTTTTTAGCCAGCGATGGTCAAGGTGGATATAGGATTCTAAAGCGATGGAATTTTGATGGAACTACAACAGGAGATATCAATCCTTTTAGTGTAGCAAAAGGGTGGTCAGATTTAAAACGGAATGATGGCAAGGTACAAGTTTTTTATCAAGGATCATACTCTACTTTTATCATTCCAGAAATTGAGGGTAAAAAGTCCGTAAAAATTCACATTACAATTGGAGCGTACAGAGACAATCCAATCGTCTCTCACATGTATCTTGATGAATTGTACTACCGCAAAGATTTTGTCCCAACAACGAATGACATCCCCAATCGTTTTCCAATAGGCTCGAATGTTCTAATCAATAGCGAAGATGACACGGTCTATATCGATGGGATTGCAAAAGCTAACGAGATCGTCGATGGGTCACAATGGTTGTCTATTCCTCCTGGCAAATCGAAATTAGAGCTGTACTTTTCTAGCTTCATTAAAAAACAACCAACAGTGACCATTGAATTTGAAGAAAGGTGGCTATAATGCTTTTAACGATTCACGATGCAAACTTGCAAAAGGTTGCTTTTGTTGATAATAGTAAGCAGAACACGCTTAATTATTATAACGATACTTGGTCAAGAGACATGCCAACAGGGTCCTCAACGTTTGAGTTTACAGTCTTTAAGAAAGCAATCCAATCAGACACAGCTTCATCGAAGGCCTATCAGCATCTAAACGAACGTGCTTGGGTGTCATTCCGACACAATGGGCGCACCTACCTCTTTAATGTGATGTCAGTGGAGGAAAATGAGCAGACAATCAAATGCTATTGTGAGAATCTCAATCTTGAATTGATTAATGAGTTAGTAAATCCTTACAAAGCAACGAGAGCCATGACTTTTGCAGAATATTGCAAGGAGATGGCTTTATTGAACTATGCTCATCTCACTATTGGAATTAACGAGATTTCAGACCAGCAACGCATCCTTGAGTGGACGACGCAAGAAACAAAACTTGCTCGCTTGCTTAATCTTGCGAAACAATTCAATGCTGAGATTGAATTTGACACACAATTAAAGGCAGATAGCACGCTTAAGAACTTTACTGTAAATATATATCACGAACACGACGATACACACCAAGGGGTTGGTCGTATTAGGAATGATGTGGTTTTAAAATATGGTAAAAATATTAGCTCTATCACTCGGAAAGTGGATAAAACGGGTATTTTCAATACAATTCGCCCGACCGGGAAAATGCCGACTGTTGAGGTTGAGGACAGTGGGGAACGTCACGTTTCAAGTCAAAGAGTCAAAAATGCGGATGGTTCGACAACTGAAACGATCATTCGCACAGCATCCGATGGGACAAAGAGTAAGACGATTGTCCACACTAAAGTCACAAAACTGGCTGATAAAACACGCATTACAACAACCACCACAACTCGTTCAGATGGCTCTATCGAACAGACTGTGACGACCAGTAAGAAAGGCGGGCCATCTAATACTGAGAAACGAATCATAAAACCTCCTAAGAAAAAAGAGAAAGAAACCGAACCCGAAAAAGAGGTTCTGACTATTGAAAACTTGGGAGATTGGTCTATCAAAAACGAGAGGGGAGAATTAGAGTTTTACCAAAGAGGGCAACAACTGTATGCACCGTTGTCCATGCAACTCTATCCCTCAACTTTCACTTCAGCAACAGCTGAGGACCAGTGGACAAGACGAGACTTCGACTTTGACACAGACGAGCCAAACGAGTTGAGACGGCTTGCTTATCTGAAATTAAAGCAACATTGCTACCCTGCTATAACCTATGAAGTAGATGGCTTTGTGGACGTAGAAATCGGGGACACAATCCAGATTTATGATGATGGTTTTAGTCCTGCTTTAATTGTAAAAGCACGAGTTACAGAACAGAAAATCAGCTTTACAAATCCGGCAAGTAACAAGACCACTTTTGCGAATTTCAAAGCGTTAGAAAACAAGCTGTCAGATGGTATTCAAGCAGCCTTTGAGCGACTTTTTGAAGCATCCAAGCCCTACACTATCAAGCTGGCTACGGATAATGGTGTAGCCTTTAAAAATGGCCAAGGTCAGACGATTGTGACCCCTACTTTGATGAGAGGGAACAAGGTCATCAATAGCGGATGGCGCTGGGTAGTGGATGGTGTAATCAAAGCCACAAGCCCTAGTTACATTGTGAGGGCTGCTGACATCAACCAAAAGATGGTTTTGACGGTGTCAGCGTGGATTGATAACAAAGAGGTAGCGTCCGAGCAGTTGACTCTTATCAATACGTCTGATGGTCTCCAAGGTCAAAAAGGGGACACGGGACCGAAAGGTGACCCTGGACCACAGGGAGCAATAGGTCCTAAAGGAGACCGTGGAGAGAAAGGCGAAAAGGGAGACCGTGGACTCCAAGGTTTGCAAGGTGCTAAGGGTGACCAAGGTATCCCTGGACCTAAAGGAGCGGACGGCCGTACACAGTACACTCACATTGCCTACGCTGATACTATCTCAGGTAGTGGATTTAGCCAGACTAATGATGACAAGGCCTATGTAGGGGTCTATGTTGATTTCAACTCAACTGACAGCGTCAACCCTGCTGACTATCGCTGGACGAGATGGAAAGGTCGTGATGGCGCTGATGGGCTACCAGGTAAAGCTGGAGCAGATGGAAGAACACCTTATGTTCACTTTGCGTACTCTGACAATGCGGATGGTTCTGGTTTGACACTGACAGATAACGGACAGCGTTATTTTGGTCATTATTCAGATTATGAGAAACCTGATAGCTCAGATAAAACTAAATACAAATGGGTTGATCGTTGGGCTAAAGTTGAGGTTGGTGGAAGAAATCTCTTTCTTAATTCACTATTCAAACATAGTCTAAGAGAGCGATACTCAACTTACTTTTTAGATGATAGTCAGGAGCAAACACAAGGACAGCTTACCTTAAGCATAGATACTAATAGCAAATTCAGAGGAGCTAATACTTTGAAAATTGTATCTACTTATAACGGTAAGGCGACTAATCAAAAAGTTACGTTTAGAACCGGTGGGGATACACGTTTGGACACCGCTGACGAGATGAAAAATAAATCTGTTCGTTTTAGTTTTTGGGCAAAATCTACTGTCAATAATACGAATTTTCAAGCTAGAGCAGGGTATAGAAATACTATTCAAGGTGTCTCGCTGACTACGGATTGGAAATTTTATGACATTGAGTTGACGAAAAAAGAAAACTCCAATGCAAGTAATGAACTGATTTTACATGTTTTTACTGCTGCTACTGTTTGGATTGCCTTCCCAAAAGTAGAGGTAGGAACAGTCTCTACAGACTTTTCAGAAGCTCCCGAAGATGTTCAGAGGGATATAGACTCTAAAGCCGACCAGGGGCTGACTCAGGAGCAACTGAACGCTCTCAATGAGAGAGCTGGAATTATCCAGGCTGAGCTTGAGGCCAAGGCTAGCGCTGACACGCTTGATAACTGGATAAAGGCTTACAAGGACTTTGTCCAGTCTAACGAGACAGCGAGGGCACAAGCTGAGAAAGATTTGATTTCAGCTACTCAGCGTGTTTCTAACATTGCTAAAGACTTGGGAGAATTATCTGACCGCTGGAATTTCATTGATACTTACATGAGCTCATCAAATGAGGGCCTTGTGATTGGTAAGAATGACGGTAGCTCTAGCATGATGTTCAACCCTAATGGTCGTATTTCAATGTTTAGCGCCGGTGTAGAGGTTATGTATATCTCTCAAGGTGTTATCCACATCGAAAATGGTATTTTCTCTAAAACTATCCAGATAGGCCGTTTTAGGGAAGAGCAGTATCACATTAACCCTGATATGAATGTCATCCGCTACGTTGGATAGAAAGGAGTAAAATGCCTAGATTTAGTAATTCAAGTAACAGCTTATATTTGAATGTGTATATTGATGAAGTTTCAACAGACATTTCAGCTAACACCTCAACCATCAACTGGCAGTTGACAGTTAGTCGCTATACGTACTACCACACATTCAATAAACAGGGAGACAGCACGTTGTCTCTAACTTTAGACGGCCAAAATGTGCACTCTAGCAATCCAGTTTGGGAAGTCTGGGACGGCGAAGTAACTCTCGCTAGTGGTTCAAGCACAATCTCACATAACTCAGACGGTCGCAAGACACTGCCTTTCTCATGTACTTTCAACCCTAACAATGGTTTACATGGAACTATCACAGTTTCAGGAAACCTCGGTCTGACTGCTATCCCACGCTCAAGCTCTGTAAGCGTGAGCGCTGGGATCATTGGTAGTTCGGTTACTATCAATATTAACCGTCAAAGTTCAAGCTTCAGGCATACAGTGCGTTATGCCTGGGCTGGCAAGTCAGGAACGATTGCCACGAATGTAGACACCTCCACAACGTGGACGATCCCTCTTGACTTTGCAAACGACATCCCGACCTCAGCAAGCGGTACAGGGACTATCTATGTAGATACTTATTCAGGATCTACTAAGACCGGAACGCAGTCAACCACACTGACGGCTAGCGTGCCAGCGAATGTGAAACCCACATTTTCAGGGATTTCATTGTCTGACCTAAATGGTGCAGCTCAAAATCTCATCCCTAAAGCTGATACATTCATCCAGGTGATCTCTAACATCAAAGTAGCGTTTAATGGCGCAGTCGGTTCTTACGGCTCATCCATCACTGGATACTATGCTGAAATAATCGGCAAAAACCAGTCCACAAGCTCAAACGGTGGGAGCTTAGGCATTATGAACTATCACGGCACCATCAAAATCAGAGCTAGTGTATCTGATAGCCGTGGACGTTGGTCAGACGCTAGAGAGGTATCTGTCATAGTGCTTGAGTATTTTGCTCCAGCATTGAGTTTTAGCATAGCTAGAACAGGCTCAACCTCTAGCACCTTGACCGCTACGAGAAATGCAAGAATCGCCCCTCTGACTGTCTCAGGCAGTCAAAAGAACTCAATGACCTTGACTTTTAAGGTTGCAAGGCTTGGGACTACTAACTTTCAAGTGGATACAGGACCAGCTACTGGATCCTGGACAAGTATCTCAAACCTAGTCAATTCGCAGGCTAATCTTGCAGGGAACTATCTAGCTAATCAGTCATGGGTGGTTATCGGTATCCTTGAGGACAAATTCACTCGCACTGAGTTCATGGTCAACGTGGCCACAGAGAGTGTGGTCTTATCTTATGATAGGTCAGGGGTTGGTGTCAATAAAATTCGTGAGCAGGGCGCTCTTGATGTGAAAGGTGACATCTTTGCTAATAATCAGCCTATTCAACAGTATCAGTTGACTCAAAATAACGGAAAAGTTTTGAACGCTGAGAGGGACTGGAATGATTACATAAATACTGGGCTATACATGGGGTCCAACCTATTAAACTCTCCTCAAGGAGGGAATGGCTGGAAACATGTGCAGGTCTTTAAGCACAATGACAATTGGGTAGTGCAAGTTGCCTATGATTTTCATGGCCAAATAGCAGCCGTTAGATCTAAAACCAATGGAACATGGAATCCTTGGAAGTATCTTGCAACCGTACAAGCAACTATTTCAAGAAAAATTGAGCTAGGATGGTATGTGAACGGCACTGCTACAAGAAATGGCAACGTGGTTACAATTTCAACAGAAAGAAAAATTACAAATATCAACACAGTTTCAGACTATCGAGAAGTTAAAGAAACAATCCCAGCTGGATTCAGACCAACTCAAGAGGTTAACTTTATCTTACAAGGATTGTCTGACTCAACAGTAACTGGAACGGCTATCTTGCACCTTGCAACAGATGGGAAAATCCGTCTTACAAGTAAATCTCAAGGAAATAAGTATTGGACAGGCACAATAACTTATATTACAAATGACCCTTACCCTTAATAAATGAAAGGAATATATATGAAACTAGAATATGGGACAAAGTCCTTGGAATATGACGGCAGTGGAACAGCATCAGCTACCAAGGTCACACTTGTCAACTCAAATGGTGCTATCGTACCTATCTTGCTACCGGCTGATAAAATCAGTTTGTCCAATACGGAGCTTTTTGAGCTAGCCTTGGAAGCTCTCTATCAGGAGAATTTCCCACAACGTGCTGAAAAAGAGAAATTTAACCAAGTAGAGGCGCAACTCAAGCAAAATAAGGAAATTGCAACTAAGGTAGAGCAAGCGACCGTAGAGAACAAAGAAAACCTTTATGCGGTTTCAACTATCACTGAGGTCTTGAGTGCCGTGGTAGTATCTCAAAATGGTGGCATGCCTACCTTTGCCTATGTAAAGGTAGCAAATTTCATCAAGCCTCTTGTAAAGAGTACGCGATACGGAAACGGCGATATTGTCGCAATGCCGTATCCGTTTGAAACTAATGCTAAATGGCCAAAGGGCACGCAAACTATCTTCATGTTTCAAATGAGAGCAAACGAGGGGTTCACTTGGAAAGATCAGTCACTATCTGATATGCTTCAGCAAGGTGTGCTTACTGTGGTCATGCCTAGAATCGATTAAGGAGGATATATGCAAATCGAATTTTTCAATTTTTTTCGTAGCGTCGTCCAGACTGAAGACGGTCTGGTCTTGTACGCTCTTGCTTTGATTGTTTCGATGGAAATCATTGATTTCCTGACTGGAACGATTGCTGCTATTGCCAATCCCGATATCGAGTATAAGAGTAAAATCGGTATCAATGGGCTTCTTCGTAAGATTTTAGGGGTCCTTTTGCTGATGATTCTTATCCCGATGTCCGTACTCTTGCCTGAAAAGACAGGCTTCGCATTCTTGTACTCGATTTATCTCGGGTACATCGCATTTACTTTTCAATCACTCATTGAAAATTATCGTAAATTAAAAGGAAATGTCACTCTTTTTCAGCCAATTTTAAAAGCATTTCAACGCTTGTTTGAAAAAGACGAAGATAAAAATAAAGGAGAATAACACATGATTAACTGGAAAGTACGTTTTAGCTTTAAAAATAAAACATTCTTATTGCGAGTGGCATTCGCACTAGCTTTGCCAATTCTCGCATATTTCAATCTTAAACTGGAAGATTTGGTTAGCTGGGGAGTCATTTTAGACTTGCTTGGTAAATTCTTCGCGAACCCTTATCTTGTGGGGTTGACGATTGTAAATATTCTAAATATCATTCCAGATCCAACAACTGCTGGGCTTTCTGACAGCAAACGTGCTCTTGACTATCAAGAGCCAAGCGAAGACTAGGAGAGAACAATGAAGAAAAATGACTTATTCATCGATGTATCTAGCCACAATGGATACGACATTACAGGTATTCTGGCTGATATGGGCACACAGAATACGATCATAAAGGTTTCAGAGAGTACAAACTACCTAAACCCTTGCCTTTCTGCTCAAGTCGAGCAATCCAATCCTGTTGGATTTTATCACTTTGCTTGGTTTGGTGGTGACATCGAAGAAGCAGAGCGAGAAGCACGCTACTTCCTTGATAATGTGCCCCAAAAAGTAAAATACTTGTGTCTTGACTACGAAGATCACGCAAGCGGAGATAAACAGGCAAATACAGATGCTTGTATTCGCTTCATGGAAAGTAAAG